CAAGAAACGAACGTAACGCCTATTATCAAAATAGAACACAAACAGCACAAGATGCTGTAGATAACGACCTCATGAAAGAATCCGATGCTCGTTCTCCAATTATGTCTCCAAGGAGAACTTCTAGTGTAACGTTTGGAGGCGGTAAACGAAAATAATTAAGGAATAATTATGGCAAATCAAGATGCGGCCTTCGGGTTCAAACTGGTTGGTAATTTGGCAGGTGACAACTTAGGTAAAGTTACAGAGTACAATATCGAATCAGGTTCAACTCAAGGCATATTCTCTGGGGACCCAGTAAAAATGTTAACAGGAGGTTTCATCGACGTAGCCGATGCAGCTGCTGATACAAAAATACTAGGAATCTTTAGAGGTTGTAAATTCGTCGATGCGACTTCGAAAGAAGTTACGCATTCAGCCCATTTCCCTGCTGCTCAAACAGCAACAGGAGATATAGTAGCATTTGTGGAAGATAATCCATTTAACTTATATGAAGTTCAAAGTTCAGCAGCTTTAGCTAGAACTGACATTGGAGCTAATATAGATATCGCTTATACAGCAGGATCAACCGTAACAGGTCAATCTAAAGCTGAGGTAGGTGGTTCTTCAACCAATGGTGCAGCTAACTACAGAATTGTTGGAGTCTCACAAGATTCAGAAAATAATGAACTTGGCGCTGTTAACGTAAATATGATCGTTTTAATCAACGAGCATGCTTACAAAATAGAAGCTGGAATATAATAAGGAGTAAATCATGGCTATAAATAGAGCACAATTAGCGAAAGAATTAGAACCTGGTTTGAATGCCTTATTTGGCATGGAGTATAACCGTTACGATAACGAGCATGCAGAAATCTTTGATCAAGAAACCTCAGATAGAGCGTTCGAAGAAGAAGTAATGATCGTCGGTTTTGGTAATGCACCAGTTAAGCCTGAAGGTTCAGGAGTATCATTTGATAACACAAATGAAGGTTTTACAGCAAGGTACGAGCACGAAACAGTTGCTCTTGCATTTGCTTTAACAGAAGAAGCTGTCGAAGATAACTTGTACGATAGACTTGGTTCAAGATATACAAAAGCATTAGCTAGAAGTATGGCAAATACCAAGCAAATTAAAGCTGCAAGTATTTTAAACAATGCTTTTTCTGCTTCATTTGTTGGCGGCGATGGTCAGCCTTTAGTTTCTACAGCACACCCACTTTCAAGTGGCGCTTCAGGATCTAACAGAGCAGCGACTTTTGCTGACTTAAATGAAACTTCATTAGAAGATGCACTTATCAGAATATCTACTCAAACTGATGATAGAGGATTAGCAATAGCGTTGCAGGGACAAAAACTTGTTGTTCCACCGCAACTACAATTTGTTGCTGATAGACTTCTTAACTCACCAGGGAGAGTCGGTACTTCAGATAACGATATCAACTCCATCAATAATCAAGGAATGCTTCCAGAGGGTTATGTAGTTAATCACTATCTTAACGATCCAGATGCTTACTTCATCAAGACTGATGTACCTGATGGTTTCAAACATTTTGTTAGAAGCCCAATGGCAACATCACTTGAAGGTGATTTTGATACAGGAAATATGAGATACAAAGCTAGAGAGAGATATTCATTTGGATTCTCAAACTGGAGATGTGTCGATGCTTCTCAAGGGGCATAACACTTAACCGTAAAAGTGTTAAGGGCTACTTCGGTAGCCCTTTTTTTATTGTATTTACAAATTCTGTGAGCTAAACTTAAGTTCTAGGTAATTAATATGCTTACAGACTGACCTAGCAGACAAGCCAAGACTGTAAGTAATAACCAAGGAGGTTATAATGGCAAAATCGACATTTTCAGGACCTGTTAAATCCTTAAGTGGATTTATTTCAGCAGGTAGCGACGCAGTTGTAAGCTTAACAGCTGATACAAGTTTGACAGTAGATGCTCATGCAGGCAAAATTTTAGTTTGTAATGACGCAGACGGTAAATTTACATTACCAACAATAGTACCAACCGTACCAAGTGATTCATCAGATCCTAATCAATTAAATAATCTAGGTGTTTCATTTACATTTGTAATAGATACAGCAGCTACAGATTTAGATATCAAAACTGATGGTACAGACAAGTTTGTAGGTGGTTTATATACTGGTGTAAATGATGCGACAGGCAAAACATTTATATCTGGTGCTTCTAATGACGTAATAACACTAAATGGCTCTACTAAAGGTGGATTAGCAGGTAGTGTGGTCAATGTTGTTGCTATGGCAGATAACAAGTATATGGTAGAAGGAATACTACTAGGTTCAGGCACTTTAGTAACTCCATTTGCTGACGCATAAGGTAGGAAATAATGGCAGATGCAGTAACAACACAAACTATTCAAGACGGTCAAAGAAAGGCCGTCATGAAATTCACTAATGTTTCCGATGGGACTGGTGAAAGTGCTGTTGCTAAAGTAGATGTCTCCGCTTTACAAACAAATGCAAATGGCGACGCTTGCACAAGTGTCACTATTCAAAGAATATATTGGGCCTGTCGTGGTATGGGTGTAGATTTATTGTTTGATGCAACTTCTAATGTCTTAATTACAGGTTTACCAGCAGATAGTACTGGAGATGAGTACTACGATAATTTTACAGGTATACCTAATAATGCAGGCAGCGGTAAGACTGGAGATATTCTCTTTACGACAGTAGGTCACTCATCAGGTGACACATATTCTATTATCTTAGAACTCGTCAAAGAGTATGGCTGAATATAAAGGAAAAAAAGTAACTCTCAATAGACCAAGACCACTACGAAAAGGAGAGCCTGGGTATGGAAAAAAACGTAAAGTTGTTTTTGTTAAAGGTTGTAGTAGTGAAAGTTCTAGAGTAAAACGTATTACTTTTGGCGATGCTAAACTCGGGATGCACAAAAATAATAAATCTAGAAAAAAATCATACTGTTCTAGAAGTGCAGGCATGAGTGGCACAACTGATAGATGTAGTGCTAATTATTGGGCTAGGAAAGATTGGGATTGTTAACTAAAACTTAATGTGAGGAATTAATTATGAGTTTTTGGGAAAAAATAGGAAATTGGTTTGGCTGGGTAAAAGTCAGAGCACGTGATGAAGATGGTCGATATATCGCTGATGATAAATCGACAGCAAAGAATGAAGCCTATACAATGGTACACAAAGATTTGGTCAAAAAGCCAAAACGTAAATATACTAAAAGGAAGAAAAAATAATGGCAATTTCAAGTACAAAAACAGTTCAAAGGGTAGAAGTATATCCTTTAGCAGATAGTTCAGCAGATGCAACCGCAAATGCTAAACACCCAACTATGATGGTAGTGTATGAAAATACTTTAGCTGGGACAGGATCTGATGCTCATTTGGACGGTACAGTAGCTACAGAAGTCAAACATCTAAGTAAGTTTGTATCCGATGGTGGATCAGCTACGGATGTAACAGGTGAGGATGCTTTAGTGCAAACCATCTGTGGCGCTATCTGGGCATAATGTACGAATATAAATGCGAGGTCACTCGTGTGGTCGATGGGGATACAATAGATTGTATCCTCGACCTCGGCTTCAGTATTTTACATAAATGTCGTGTCAGACTTTACGGTATAGATACTCCTGAATCTAGAACAAGAGATCTAGATGAAAAAGCCAGAGGAAAACTAGCTTCTAAATTCTTAGAAGATTCTATAAATAACGGTAAACAGGTAATTTTACGTAGTGAGCTAAAAGATTCTAAAGGTAAATACGGTAGAGTCTTAGGATCTATAGTAGTAGATGATTTAGACATCAATCAAGCTATGGTAGCACAAAATTTAGCCGTCAAATACTTCGGGCAAAGCAAAGCTGACGTTGAAGCCGAACACATGCTAAACAGACAAAAGTTAATTGACTCAGGTGCATATGTACCCGATTTATAATAAATTTTATTACAAACCCCTACCTGATTGTTTAGAAATAAAAGAAAGCCCTATAGAGGGTCTAGGTCTTTTTGCAAAAACTAATATAAAAAAACATTTTGATTGTGGTATGTCACATCTTAAAGTACCAATTATTTGCGGGTTTGTTAGAACTTCTATAGGTGGTTTCCTGAACCATTCTGAAAAACCAAATTGTGCTTTAGCTTTGGAGTTGGATTGGGACGATTATAAGGTATATAATGTTTTTACGATAAAAAAAATTAAAGCTGGTGAAGAACTAACTTTAGATTATCATGCAGACGGTTTAAATTATGGCTAAAAAGAAGGTAAATAAAATAATCAAAGGTCTTAAAAAAGCTAGTAAGACACATGCCAAACAAGCTAAAACTTTAGAGAGTTTAAAGTTAAAAAAAGGTGGTAAAGTAAAAAGTAAGGGTAAAATATGTCCTGAAGGTAAAGCTTGGGCTAAAAGAACTTTTGATGTTTATCCTAGTGCCTATGCAAACCTAGCAGCTTCTAAGTATTGCAAAGACCCAAACTACGCAAAAAAAGCAAAAGGCGGTAAACGTAAAGGTAAAGCTAACGGCGGTCCTGTTATTAGAGGTCAAGGCAGAGTGATGTCTGATAGATTAAGATGAGTGGTCATAAGGGTCAATTACAAGATTGGTTAGACGCAGACTGGTTAAGAATTGGCGCAGATGGATCTATAAAAGGGAAGTGTGGTGATAGAAAAAAATCTGAAGGTAAGCCGAAATGTTTACCAAGAAAAAAAGCTATGAGCCTATCTAAAGCAGAAAGAAAAAAATTAGTAGCAAGAAAAAGAGCAAAAGATCCAAACCCAAATAGAAAAGGTAAACCAATAAATGTTTCAAATAAGTTGAGGGACGGTGGACCTGTTAGACTTATAGCAAAAGGTTGTGGTAAAGTGATGAAAAATAAAAGAAAAGTTACTACAATAAGGTAACTTAAGGAGCAAAAATGCCAGGACATTATAAAAAATCTAAAAACGGTAGCATGATGAAGAAATCTAAAGGCGGACCATTAAATGCTAAATCTAAGAAAAAACCTGTTGGTATGAAAGGTGGCGGTGCAGCTAAAAATAGTAAAAACGGTAGCATGATGAAAAAGTCTAAGGGTGGCACAATGAGGATGCAAGGTGGTGGTTTCGCCGCAAGAAAACGAAGACAAAAAAAATAGTGCCCAATTTAATAAGTAATATTCCGCATTTCAAATGCTGGGTAAGAAGAGAATTTACCCATAATCACGAAAAATATCATGATGAGTATATACATGCTTTAGCAATAGCTGTTAATACCATACCTGACAGATCTTTAAGTTTCCAAGTAGTTTTTACAGGTGAAGAGTCTAACTGTGAAGATAACGATGAACCTAACATACACGGTGGTGCTATGTGGGCTCGTATGCCTATACAAGGTATGGTCGCAGATATACCTATGGATGATTTCCCTGATCCTATGGAAGATCATTTAGCACAACCTTGGGACTGTGAATCAAGAGATCATAGTGTTGTTGTTATGGACAGAGTTAGCTCCTCACCTTGGTTAGCTAAGATAGGTGGTGATTTTTACCAAGCTAAGTATTTATTTACCGTAGACTACACAAATAACTCTATTGCAGATGACCCTGCACAACATAAGCAATCTCATGTATTATATATAACAGAAGATTGTAATTGGAAAGGTAATCTAGTTGCTTTACCTAACAATAGAGTAAGAGCTACAAGCCCTGCTTTATGGGTGACTGGCGAGGGTGCTCCAGACTTTAAACCGTCTCAATGGGCACATTCAGCAGAAGGTCATGAAAGTTACCTAGATCCCTCAATTACATTTAATAATTTATATGAGGACTAAAAATGGCAACATCAGGAAGTACAAACTTCGAACCAGACATAACAGAGTTTGTTGAAGAAGCATATGAAAGATGTGGCTTAGAACTCAGAACTGGATACGATCTTAAAACTGCAATCAGATCTGCAAACTTAATGTTAGCTGAATGGGCTAATAGAGGTTTGAACCAATGGACTATCGAGACAGGCACACAAACCGTTACTGAAGGCACGAACAGTTACACCTTAGGCACAAATGTAATTGATGTCTTAGACGTTACTATCAGAAGAACAATTAGTGGAAC